ATGGCGACTGGGTTGGCAAAACAACCCCATTTATATTTTACGATTTTCCCAATCTCTTCAACATTGTATCCTTTGATAACCACATCTCTCTCCCCAAACATTTTTGCTATTGAACCATACAATCTATGTTCAATATGCTTGAGATAACATCCAACGCCTATATTATAGACTGGATGCCGTGGTTGGATACAGCGTGGAGCTTTTCCTGGGTTGACTTTTTCACACTTAACAAAAGCGGCACTAACACTGTGTTTACGTTGAACGCCGATGTCATAGTACTCTTCGAGGGCATTATTATAAATATTGAATTTACGGCCTCGAAACATACTCACGAATTCCTCCGGAGTAAGTTTGGATGGACGTTTTCCAAATTTTTTAATTATACCCGTTCTGAAGTTGCGAAGAACGCGAAAAATCGCTTTCTCCTCAACTGGTGGAGGGGGTAGATATTCCCCCCCAACCTTACAGTAATACATGCGTTCAAGCAATGCAGCAGATAGTGTGTCGATGGTGGCATTATTAATTTTCAGAGTACGTAGCTTGCCACTAATGCCACCTATAATGTGGTAAGCACGCACTTTCGGTTCCGCCTGGCTTTTCTTGATGGTCAACCGAGGGTCAGTCAAAGATGAACTATGACTAACACCATCAAGAGTGGCCAAGCGGCCTCAACAGCCCGGAATGAGTCCTCCAATGGTGCGTTCAACAAGAAAATTAATTTTCTTGTGGGTCGCAGCAGTGGAATTCAGCATTTCCAGGGCTTCTAGCTCGGCAGTTGTTGGTACAAATGTCATGCTAACAATCATGGGCAAATATTCACGAACGTGAGTTGGTCGAAGCCCATGCTTCGACATAATGTTATTGGCATATCGCTGGACTGCCTTAACATTTGCTTCGTTCTGCTGTGGAGTACCGAATTTGTTCTTGCATTCAGCCAAGACACAATTCAAGTAATACATCTTCCTCCCAGGTCGAACCCTACGATGTTGAGTGGTATCTATTGGAATATGGTTCAAAATGGCTACGCCCCGTCTACTGGTAGGAGCTATCTCCTCACTATCAGTGGCTGCATTCAATTCCATTGGCATAATATTGCCATACCCTTCTTCAAGATGATCGGTAGCGATGCCGACATCTTCGTCCTCTAATTTTTCTACAAATTTGTAGGTCCACTCTTCTTTTTTCCATTTTCTCACAATATACATGGAAGCAGCAGACACAACAGCCAACGTGCAAACAGCACCAACTTGGTGATCTGGTATTTGACTGCATTTGTCTGATGCCAACTTCGTCAATGGCATAAGGATAGCTTGGGAAAACCATCCTTTTAAAACTCTATTAATGTTGGTTGTGATCATGATAGGGAAAGGGAAAGGGGTTGGTGCTTTATGCAAGCAGCATGGAAAGGGACAGATTCCACTGTTGTTTTAAAGAATTACATTTCTTGGCCTAATCATATAAATGATTAGGCACATACTTAGCCCCTCCGTCGCTAAGTACAGTGACGTCTACACGCCCCCATCGGGATTCACACCCATTTGGCTCCTAACCCTAAGGCTGTGGTGGTATTTTTTAATCTGCC